GCCCATGAGCCGGATGAGTAGCCCTGCCCCATGCCTCGTGGTGCGTTTAGGTATGGTAGGTAGCCATCGTGAGACTTATTGCGTTCTACGCCCTCTCTGATCGTTCTAGGGCTAGTATCGTAATTTGAGTTCATGTGTTCTCCTTATATTTATAACGATTAGCATAAACCTCATATCTGACATCAGCAGCGGCCTTAGCAGCATCCCACGCTCTAAGATCATTAATTTTTACAGCCCTAGCAGCAGCAGCCTTAGCAACAGCCTTAAATACATCTAAAAGTATTGGGTCGCTGTTTATTTGATCCGCTATCTCTTTGCACCAAGCACCAACTTCTTCCTTAGTCATTATTGTCATGTGTTCAGCAGCCCACGCATCATAAACAACCTGCTCCAATTCTTCTCTTGTACTCATTAGAAGTCACCTCTGTTTAGCGGTTCTGCCTGCCCGTGACGTGGATCGTCTAGCACCTCGTCCAAGCCCTGATTCTGTTCTTGCTCACGATTGTGATACTTAGCTTCCTCATGCTGCCTGACCATTGCAAAGTATGAGTCTAATAGGTTGGCTTTAGTTTCGTTATCTGCTCGTGAGAAACTTATTACTAATCGTGCTGCCGCTAACTGAAAGTCTGTAATCATTTTATGCTCCGCATTGTGAAAGGTACGATGTAAAGGCAATCGCCATTACAACAATAATTATTATAAACCACGGTGTAGGCTCAAAAGGTTTGCGCTTTTGGCGTGGGAAGAACTCGTCATATTTGCTCATGCTGACACTCCGATTGAAGCAAAGTATTCGACTACCTCGTCTGAATGTGTATCTGAACTTAAAATACTTCTTATTGAGCCAATCCAATATCCAACAAATTCTGGGTGGTAATCGAACGGGCCACCCCAACTGATGTTTCCCTTTACACATCCTTTCTCTATTAGAGTATCACTAGCGTTATCCTCTGCTGACATCGCTATTTCGCTTATTTTGTTAATGCCTTCTAAACTAACTGCATCGCGAAGTTGTTTTAATGTAGTCATTTTGCATCTCCTGTAGTCAGACTCAAAATGAACCTGATGTAGAGATATTATATAGAACTATTAGAGTTGTCAACTATATTTACAGACAAAAAAAGGGCCACGATTTCTCGCAGCCCAAAGAGCGCAACTACCAATCACGCAAATTAATTGTACATCAGAACGGCAAATCGTCTGGCATATCGTCAAACGGTGTGGAGTATGGGTCGGTTATTTTTTGGGTCTTTATTGGCAATACATTCCTAGAGTCATGCTTAACCGTAGCATCAGCCTCCTTGCCCTTGCCTAAGAACTGCACCGTATCTGCACTGATTTTGGTGCTGTACTTGGTAACGCCAGACTTGTCCTCAAATTTATCTGTTTTCATTTTGCCCTGCACATAGACTTGAGAGCCTTTATCTAGGTACTGAGCGCAGATTTCTGCCAGCTTGCCAAAGGTAGATACGTTAACCCATTCTGTACCTTCCTTTGTCTTGGTTTTCCAGCCACAAGCTATAGAGAAGTTTGTAACTGCATCTCCATTGGGAGTTACACGAGTTTCTGGTGCTTTCCCAAGCCTACCGATAAAGCTACACTGATTCAAATCAGACATTATTTTTTCTCCAGTTGTTTAATTGCGTCATCTACTTCACCTAAAAACTTAACTACTTCTGTTTCCATCTTAGCTATTAGATCGTTATCTCTCCGCAGTCTTGAGACAAATAGCTGTAGATGGTCTGGCACTCGTGGGTCATAGCTTACAAAGTCGCAATAAGTTGCGTCAGTTACCCACATCTGACACTGCATCTGATTAATGTAAGCAGCAGGTGGCTTGTTATCAAGCCTATATCCTAGATGCGTCTGGGTGTTAGGACACTTGATCTCGATTAACGCATTAACACCACTGATAATGCCATCAGGAGACGCTCCAAGCCACTTTATCGTAGGATGAAAGCAGAACTCTGCCTCGTCTACAAAATAGCCTGTATCGGCCTCGTAGCGTATTCTGGCAAGAGGTTCATGGTCAGTACCCCACTGCATCGCAGCATTATTGAAACTGTCAGCTACTTGACCAGAAACACGCTCTGCAATGATCTGCATCCTGTACTTCTGCCGGGTGACTGCTTCTCCTGCCTTACCCTTTGCTAATACATCGCTCATCCTAGACGCTGTTACATGGCCTAGCCGTTGTGCAAACCATTCTGGTGTCCCTTGCATTATCATTTTAGAAAGTACCTCCCAATGACCTTGCCGCTATCAAGCCAGACATTCTCAGTGTGTATGTTATAGCCCATGCAGCGCAAATCATAAACTCTAGCTGACAGTCTCATACATTGGGCCTCTTTCATTGCGTCCAGAGATGTTAATCGCCGCTTCTTCTTTAGTTGCCCTAGTAGCCAAAAGTTCTGTGATGATGGACTCATGCTAATTCTCCTTTGCGTTTGTTTTTAGAGTTAGCTAGACGGATCGTTGCTTCTGGATTGCTCTTAAACGTATCAGCAGCCGGGAAGTAATTGGTCTTTAGCTCTTCTATTGTTTCGCTAGACTCAATCATTCGTATCGATACTAATATCTGCTCTTCTATCGCATCGTCATCTACCTCAACTAATGGCAAATCTTCACCGCTGTATATGTACAGGCCAATTCCATGTAATGCGATAGCTTTAGCCAGACATCTCTGCATTGCCGTATTTACTGCCATTGCGTCAGGGTTTTTAATTGCCTTGTTTTGGTAGTCTAAAACAGGAAGCTGTGCAGTCATTGTTTTGCCAAACGCTGTGACACTGCAAAAGACCATCATCGTCTCGCCAAACATCTTTGGCTCTCCATACTTCCAATTTGCTGACGGATCATCTTCCAGCAGATAGTGAACAGCCCATGCCCAAGAGAGGTATGTTAATTTTCCTTTCTTCTCAGTATGTTCGTTTACATTGATTTGCCGGAGGTCGCTGTAGAGTAACTTAGTCATATCATATTCCTTTCATATATGGCAAAATGCCACTTGTATTATAACTGAGATTACGAACTATGATAGAACTAAATTTACCCTACCCGCCAAGCGTAAATACTTATTGGGGTTTTCGTGGATCGCGGCGGTTTCTGACCAAGACAGCTAATGACTTTAAGCTAATAGTTAACCTTGCCGCTAAACGAGCTAGGTTTGGTGACGATAAAGTAGGTCTGGAGGTATTGCTTCATGCACCTGACCGTAGACGTAGGGACATAGATAATGTACTCAAGCCGCTTATAGACGCTCTACAGGCTGCTGGCGTATTTGACGATGACTCGCAGGTAGACCAGTTGATGGTAGCGCGTGGCAGCGTGATTAAAGGCGGTTCGTGCCTAGTGAAAATAAAAAGTTTACAAGAGTAGGAATCTGATCTATGCTTCTTACATCGGGATCGCAATCCGATAGCCAAAAGACACGATTAAAAATGCAATCAATCAGTTTTCTGCGTGGTGAAGAAAGGGTTTATATACCTTTGTCTGTCTATGGTCTGTGTTCCTGTCGGGTTGCTCCCGGCCTTCACCACACAGGGAATTGATATGATAGATACAATCAAGCAAATACAGTATCAAGCTGTCACTGAAGTTTATATTTCAGAAAGCGGATGCCTATGTATTTCTCAAGAAAATTTTGAGTTAGGCAAAATGGCAATCCATATCATAGCTAAAAATAACATAGACGATTTTATTAGATTATGTACGGAGGCTCGAAATGCCTTAGCAGAGTCTTTGGACGAGGAGTGCTGATATGGCAAGAATTCGTACTATAAAACCAGAATTTTGGACTGACGAGAAAATTGTAGAGCTAAGTCCATTCTCAAGGCTGCTTTTTATTGGTCTGTGGAATTTTGCAGATGATGAGGGCAGAATGGTTTTTTCGCTTGGCAGAATTAAGATGCAAATCTTCCCCGGAGATAGTCTGGACATATCGGAGTTATTCGGAGAGATTCGGGGAAAATTGGTGGAGATTTATACCATTGATAATATAGAGTATTTGCAGATTACTGGATTTTCAAGGCATCAAAAGATAGATAAAAGAATGTCCTCTAAATACCCTGCTCCTCCAATTCCCTCCGATCCCCCCCGATTTACACCGACTTACCCCGATTCCCCCCGACGGAATGGAAGGGATCAAGGAATGGAATGTATCAAGGAAAGGAATGGAATGGATCAAGGAGTAACTCCGAGTCTAAAATCCGACTCGGATAATTTGGTTAACCCAAGTGAAACCAAAAATAAACCAATCGGTTTAGTAAAAGTAATTGTCCCCCCCATTCAGATTCCTAATTGGATTCCTGTAGACGCATGGAATGACTTTGTAGACTCTAGGAAGAAACTTAGGAAGCCTTTGACTCAAGGTGCTATAAAACTGGCTATCTCTACTTTGAGCAAGCTAAAGTCTGAAGGCAACGATCCTAAAGAAGTTATAGAGCAATCAATCCTGAGTGGTTACAGTGGTCTGTTTCCCGTCAACAAGGGTAAGCAGTCAATTACAGACCAGAACCGGGCCGTTGGAGAAGCATTCAAATTAAAACTACGTCAACAAGATCAACAATCACAAGGAGAAACCTATGAACACGAGTGAAAAAGAGCAGTTTACTGACCTGATAATCAATATATTTGAGATATACAGCATGAAGATAACGCCAGCTTCCATCATGATCTGGTCTAACTTGATGAATGGCTACCCGTTCAGCAGTGTTAAAGACGCACTTCTTAACCACGTTCAACACTCAGTATTTGCACCTAAACCTGCCGACATGATTAATTTTATTAAAGATCAGGATGGCAGACCTAGTGCAGACGTAGCGTGGTCAATGATTCCCAGAAACGAGTATGTTAGTGCCGTACTAACTCAGGATATGCTTACAGCTATGGCAGCAGCCCAGCCCTTGCTGAATGAAGGCGATCAGGTTGCAGCTAGGATGGCTTTTAAGGATTCATACAACAATCTGGTAAACGAAGCTCGTAATAAATGTACCCCTATAGCGTGGTTTCCTAGTCTTGGCGATGACAAGAATGGTCGAGAGTCAGTCATTACAGAAGCTATCAGGCTTGGTCGTATAACTGAGGAACACGGTAAGAAAATGCTGCCACATATTACAAACTGGACTGAATTGATGAGGTTGTCATGAACTGGCCTGTAGGTTCACAGTATGCAGACCTGACTGGCAAAGGGTCGTTTGTTGGTATAGCTGATGAGATATTTAAGATTACGACACTTAACCTAAAGAAAAAGCAGTCCGAAAGTATGCAGAGAATCATGCGAACGGTCGAGATGCGTGACTACAAACGAGAGAGTAGAGAGCGTCCTACTAAGCGCATGACAGAGGCCATGAAGTCTATCGTTAAATACATCAAAGCCAATCCCGGTGTAGAACGTGCCGAAATCTTAAAAGTAGTCTTTAACTTTAGCGTTATATCTCCGTCCAGCTTAGGCAGTAATCTTAACTCCTTGATTGCCCAGAAGATAATAACCAGCAACGGTCGTACTACTAAACGTAAGTTTTATGTAATAGAGGCAGAAAATGTCTGAGACTATTAACATATTCAAAGCCCTAGACTTCATACGCGACAATGCAGAAGCCTATGCTCAGGCAAAAGCTAACCTGCTGTACCTGACAGAGTATCGCAAGACTAAGAAAGCGTTACTCATGATCGAGTCAGACGCAAAGACAGAAAGTGCCAAAGAAAGTTACGCCTACGCTCATGATGAATACATTGAACATCTAAAAGCCCTAGCAATGGCCCTACAAGAGTCTGAGAGGCTGCGTTGGCTCATGGTAGGGGCAGAGGCTAAGATAGAGGTCTGGAGGTCACTGGAGGCTTCTGCACGACTTGAAATTAAATCAACATCATAGGAGGACATATGCAGCCAGTTTGCGAATGTTGCAATCAAAAGATCAGGAAACTTAATCCACATCGAATGGATAAGCATAAGGTTGAAACCCTAGAGATGATGGGTAAAGCCGCCCTACAAGGTGACGAATGGATACAGGCGCAAGCTGGTAGCGGCATGAAGGTAGGGAACGCAATGCTACGCGCACCTTATCGAGTTCAAGCCCATGTCAGTAGGCTGGTATGGTTTGGGCTTGCAGAGCATGGCCCACACAGATCAGGTAAATACAAAATAACCCCGGAGGGAATAGGCTTCTTGCGTGGACTTGTTAGCGTTCCGGCGATAATCCATTGCAGGGACGGAGTGGTTTATACTCGCTCAGATAGGCAGGTCTTTATTGGGGACGTTAACAACGTCCTTCTGGATAAGAAGTATTGGGACGATTATTGGAAGGTTCAGATTTGAGCAAGAAAAAAGACTACGCAAGGGTAGCTGAGATTGGCTGTATCTTGTGCCGACATCGCGGGGTGTATGATACTCCGGCAGAGCTACACCATATCAGGAATGGCGGTAAGCGAGAGAATGCGCCAGTTATACCGCTATGCCCAGAGCATCACCGGGGTGCTACAGGAGTGCATAATCTAGGTTCTCGCGGCTTTGTTCGAGTGCATGGCATTAGTGAAGAAGAACTATTAAGCGATCTAATCTTTCTAATAGGATAAATATGAATAATAAATTTATGAGGCGTTTTAGCTACCACGA